ACCGTGGCATTAACATGTGGACGTTTGAGCAGGGGACGCTTACTCTGACACAAGGTTTAGCTACGTACGCACTGCCAGACGACACAGTAGATTTGCTAGAACACGTTATTCGTACAGGTGGTGGTAACGCATCCACACAGGCTGACTTGACGATTACACGCATTAGTGTTTCTACCTATGCAACTATCCCTAACAAACTACAGCAAGCCCGCCCAATTCAAGTGTGGTTTCAGCGTTTAGCAGGTCAGACTTCATCGGTTGGGACTACATTAAATGGTGGAATTACAGCTACGGCCACCACAATTACGCTAACTTCGACTGCGGGGCTTCCTGCTACGGGGTTTGTTTTGATCGGCACAGAGACTGTGCAATACGGATACATTAGCGGCAATCAATTAATGAACTGCTTCCGTGGCCAAAACGGAACCCCAGCATCAGCGCATTTGACCGGCGTTAGTGTTTTCTCACAAAACTTGCCATCCGTTACTGTTTGGCCGACTCCCGATGGATCACAAACCTATCAATTCGTTTACTGGCGTATGCGTCGTATTGACGATGCAGGTGGCGGCGTTCGGACTATGGATGTACCTTTCCGTTTCCTACCCTGCTTGGTTGCTGGACTCGCCTACTATCTTGCACTTAAGGTAGAGAACGGCGCTCAACGTTTGGACGTTTTAAAAGTTCAATACGACGAAGCTTGGCAGTTAGCTGCTGGCGAAGACCAAGAAAAAGCCGCTATTAGGTTTGTACCGAGGCAAATGTTTATTGGTGGAGGCACCTAATGGGTAATCGGTTTGCTTCCGGTAAGAACAGTATCGCCATGTGCGATCGCTGTGGCTTCCAATTCAAGCTGACCGCGCTTCGTAAAGAAATTCAGAAGACTAAGATTTACAACCTGCTTGTATGTCCTGAGTGCTGGGATCCAGATCAGCCTCAGTTGTTATTGGGTATGTACCCAGTTGATGACCCACAAGCTGTACGTAATCCACGCCACGACACGACTTACGTAACGGCGGGGGTTAATACTGCTGGTTTTGTTACAGGTGGATCTAGAGATATTCAATGGGGTTGGGCACCAGTAGGTGGGGCACGAAGTTTTGATTCGGTTTTAACACCAAACTACTTGGTGTCAACGACATTTGTTGGTACAGTTACGGTAACTTAAAGGAGTCTAATATGGACAAAAAAGATTTAGCTCAAGACAAGAAGATGATTAAGTCTGCTGTCGGTAAGCACGAAAAAAATATGCACCCCGGCAAGAAGCCTACAAAGCTAAAAGCTGGTGGCCCTACATCTGAAGATCGTATGCGCTTAGGGCGCAATCTATCTCGCGCCGCAAATCAGGGGAAATAACATGGCTAAATTTAGCAAAAAAATGATGGGTAAAGAAGTTGGCGACGCCGCTACTTATGCTGCACCGCACAAAATGAATGGCAAGCCTTTGGTAATGTCAACCAATCCCGGCAAAGATTCCAGCATTAGTAGCCTTAGCACCATGAAAATGAGTGTTGGTAACTACAACAACGGCCAGAATGAAACTAAAACTTCAGGCATCAAAGTTCGCGGCACAGGCGCGGCGACCAAGGGAACTATGGCCAGAGGCCCAATGGCTTAAGTAACACATGACATACACTGAACTAGTTGCCGCTGTAACAACGTATACGCAGAATACGTACCCCACTGCTGACATGAATACCATGATTCAGCAGGCGGAGCAGCGCATCTATAACACAGTGCAGTTGGCGAACTTGCGTAAGAATATTACTTCTAATCTAATTAGTAGTAACCCTTATATTTCGCCGCCTTCAGACTTTCTTTCTATGTACAGCTGCGCAATATTCCCAGCTAATAGCACAGGGCCGTATACCTACTTGTTGGATAAAGACGTTAACTTTATCCGTGAGGCGTACCCCACACAGACAGACACAGGCCAGCCCAAGTACTACGCCCTTTTTGGTTCAGAGACGGGAAGTCCTACAACACTGTCACTCATGTTTGGCCCTACCCCAGACGCTGCGTATGGCATAGAGTTGCACTACTTCTACTACCCAGAGTCAATTGTTACGGCTGGCACAAGTTGGCTTGGCGAACATTTTGATATTGCTTTGTTCAATGGCACCATGATGGAAGCCATCACGTACATGAAGGGCGAACCAGATTTGGTACAACTGTACACAATACGGTTTAACGAAGCCCTCATGATGCTTAAGAACTTGGGCGATGGCAAACAACGTAGCGATTCTTATCGCAATGGTCAGACTAGGGTGAAGGTCACATGAGCATAGTCCAGACCCAGACCACAAGCTTTAAAGCAGAGCTGTATCAAGGCATCCACAATCTATTGACGGATACTTTAAAGATAGCTTTGTACACCGCAAACGCAGATTTAAATGAAGATACCACTGTGTACACCAGCACAGGTGAGTTACCAACAGCAAACGGGTACACGCAGACTGGGGTAGTTTTGACGGGAGTTACCATTGGGACTTCTGGATATACCGCATTTGTTAGCTTTAATAACGTAACTTGGAACCCAGCATCATTTACAGCTAGAGCTGCTTTGATTTACAATTCAAGCAAGGCTAATCGCTCAATCGCGGTGTTGGATTTTGGGGCCGATAAAACGGCTACTGGTACGTTTGTAATAACCCTACCAGCAAATACTGCTAGTAGTGCAATCATCAGATCATCGAACTAAAGGAGTTCTTCATGCCCATTACACAAGCGATGCCAACGTCGTTCAAAGTCGACATTCTTAACGGCTATCAAAATTTTGGTACCGCCCCTGTACGCGCAACAGGCGCAACAGATACATTTAAAATTGCTCTGTACACAAGCTCGGCAACTTTGGATGCTACAACAGGTTTGTACAGCTCAACTACTAACGAAGTTCCTAACGGTAGTGGATATACAACAGGTGGTATAACACTGTCTGTTTCTGTTGCTCCAACATCTACCGGTACAACAGCGTATTTATCTTTCGCGTCTCCTGTTACTTGGTCAAGTGCAACATTCAGTACAGCGGGCGCTTTGATTTATAACTCTACGCAAGGCGGTAGAGCGGTTGCGGTGCTTTCTTTTGGATCAACAATTACTGTTACTGGTGGTGATTTCAACATCATTTTCCCAACGGCAGCGGCGGGTACAGCGATCCTTCAGATTGCATAAGGGAGAAACCTCATGGCATTAATACTTGCTGATCGGGTTCAAGAAACCACAACAACCACTGGCACGGGGGCCGTCTCCCTTGCTGGTGCTGTTTCTAATTTTCGTGCGTTCTCCAGTGTACTGAGCGATCAAGACACAACATACTACGCAATTGTAGGTTCTTCGGTTTGGGAAATTGGCTTAGGGACTTACAACACATCCGGCAACACGTTGTCTCGTACAACGGTTTACGCAACTTCAAGCGGTACAACATCGCCTTTGACTTTGGCGGCTGGTACATACAACGTTTGGATTGACGCTGCGGCCACACCTATGGTGTACAAAGACGCTGCTGGTACCATTCCTAGCCCAACATTCTCAGGCACTATTTCTGGTCAACCAACAGTAGCAACCACAAGCTCTTTGGCTCCTCAGATTGTGACTGTAGACTTTGGCAATACAGGTAATGAATACAATCTTGCAACAACTGCTACGCAAACGTACGGCACGATAGCTACATCTGCGGCTACTGGCACGGGTTCTGTGGCTACATTGACGTTTGCAACTCAAACGATTGCAATTCCTGTAGGTACAACAATTGTAGTAGCGGGCGTAACGCCAGCAGGATATAACGGTACTTTTGTGGTTACGGCATCAACGACTACAACTGTGTCTTACGCCAATAGCACGACAGGAGCGCAGTCAGTAGCAGGCACCGTAGCACCCCAGCTAGCTATTATTAGTTTTGCAGCCCAGATAGCGTCTAATCCTATTTCAGTGGGAACTAAAGCGCATCTTAGTGGTATTGCAGCAACTAATGCAACAATTGCAACTACAGCACTTTCTAGTACGGCTTCAACAGCCACAGTTACTTTTACACCACAAAATATTGCGCCCCCTGTAGGTTCAGTATTTACTATTGCAGGTGTAACCCCCACCGCCTATAACGGTGTGCACATTGTCACGGCATCAACTACAACATCGGTTACTTACGCTACGGGCGCAAATCCCGGCGCACAAGTTGTGGCTGGAACTATTGCGTTTAACTACAATGGCACGTACACCATCAAAGCTTCTACGCAGTCATCCATTTATATCGAGAGCTTGGCATCTGGCGTACAGACAACTGCGGGCACTTATGTTGGCGGCAACCTGTACGGTGAGTTTAGCCAAAGCGCAACTACAACTTTATCGAGTGCGTTGTTTAATTCGCTTACGTATTTAACAGCCAACCCTAACGCCGCTACCCAGCCTATCATTTTGTATAGCCAAGGTGTAAGTACTGGTGTAAACTCGTTTGGTGATGAGTATGAAATGGACAACTTAGTGATTGCGGCACAGCCCATAGCTGGCGCAACAGGAACAACCTCACCAAACGTGAATTTGTACATAACCGCAACCCCCGGCCCAATCGCCGGAATTCGTCAAATCGCTTTAAAACTTAACTAGGAGTTTCATCATGGCAATTATTCAATCTGGTTTGTCCGGCACGTCTTTGATGACGGTAGACCCAACACTGACCGCAGCCCGCACATCACTTCGCCCAGTCGAACAACTGGGTACATACCAAGTTGGCCTTCTTACTGGTGCGTTGACTGGTGTAGCCGCTGGTGGCCCAATCTTCTCAATGCGTTTTGTGGCTGGTACCGTTGGTACGCAACCCCAGATTGCAATTATCCAGAAGCTTACAATCAACTACGTTCTGACTACTGCCTTTACAAGCGCGCAGCAAATTGGCTTTAGCGCTTTTGTTGCGCGTAGCTTTACTGCTTCGGACACTGGCGGCTCGTCTGTCACTCTGTCCGGCAACAACAACAAGAACCGTACCGTAATGCCTACTTCGCAGATTAGCGTGTCAGGTGATATGCGTATTGCTTCTACCGCTGCTTTGACTGCTGGTACTAGAACATTGGACACCAATGCATTTTCTACAGTTAATGGTTGGGCGGGTAGCACACTGTTAACAACAGGCGTAGTCCCAGTGCAACAGGTAGAGCTGTATCAGAACACCGGCACTGAGTACCCACTTATCTTGGCAAACAACGAAGGTATTGTTATTACCAATGTTGTTGCGATGGGTGCTACTGGTGTAATGACTGTTGCAGTTAACATTGAGTGGACTGAGTCTGGCTCTACTGCCGCTGGTATTGCATACTAATCCATGAAGGAATAGGGATATGGCACTTGGCTTTAATCCGATTTCGGCATCGCCGATCTCGTCTATCCCTATTTCTTACCCCTTTTTTACGGGGTTAGTAGCTACTGGTTCTGTTGGAACTGTAACTGCCACTTCTGGTAGATCGTTTACGGTTACTGGTGTTGTTGGTACAGGTATTATTAGAAGTGTTAGCAGCGGTAAAGGCGCAACTTTTACTCTAACTGGCGTTATAGGAACCGCGACTGTTACCGACCATCAGTGCGTGAGGACGTGGAATCCGGTAAATACTTTGCTTTGTTAGGAACATAAATGGCAGCGACGTACTCCACAACATTGCGATTAACCTTAATGGGTACCGGAGACAATTCTGGTACTTGGGGAGCCGTCACTAATACAAACTTGGGGTCATTGTTAGAGCAGTCTATTACAGGCTATGGCACAATCACTGTTAGCGATGCGGGTGATACAACATTGACGGCGCTCGACGGCCTGCCCGATCAGTCCCGTAATATGTACCTGAATCTAACGGGTGCGATTACTGGGGTACGTAATGTTGTTGCTCCATCTATAAATGGTGGCTTACCTGTCACCAAGATGTACATTGTT